GGCAAAATCCTGAGCAACTTTTTGTTGCTCAGGTACTTAAAAAAAATATTTTATAATAGTGTTGCGGAATTAAGGTAAAAGGCATTTTTCTGAAACATCTATCAGTTCCGCCATATCGAAAGGCTTGAACAGGCAGGCGGTGAAACCGTGTACCAACAATTCCTCTTCGGTACAACTGCCGGAAGCGGTTGCCACGATTACGGGAATGGTCTTGGAGTTGCCAATGTCGGATGAACGTAACAGTTCCAACACCTCGTAACCGTTGGTTTCCGGCATTTTCAAGTCGGTAATCAGCAAATCATAATTTCGTGTGCGTACTGCCTCCATCAAGTCACCCGTGTTGTCACACGCATCGCAACGGATGCCACAGTGGGCGTACATATCCCTTACCATCGAAAGAAGAATGTCGTTGTCGTCCAGCACAATGACCGAGAATGACCGTTCAAAACGGCGTTCCGGCTTGTACTTTTCTTCATCGGAAATGCCATCCGCCGTATTCATGGGGACTTCCACCGTGAAACGGCTGCCCCTGCCTTTTTCGCTTTCCAAACGGATTTTGCCGTGCATCATATCCACGATGCGTTTGACGATTGACAGCCCCAGCCCGAAGCCGTCCTGCGTGGCGGCATTGGAGAGCCGTTCAAACTCACCGAATACCCGTTGCTGTTCTTCCTCGCTCATGCCGCTGCCCGTGTCCTCCACGATAAGGGCAAGCGTCTTTCCGTCATAACCCGAATGGAAAGATACGCTTCCGGCTTGTGTGTACTTTATGGCATTGGAAAGCAGGTTGTCGCCTATCTGCATGATGCGCTCTTTGTCACCCATAAGAATAACATCGGTACTGTTCTCCACGATAAGTTTCAAATCCTTGCTTTCTGCCATAGGTCGGAACTCTGCTTCAAGTACGTCCGTTATGCTTTGCAGGCGGAACGGGGAAATGTTCATTCTCTCTTTTCCGTTTTCCAACCGAAAGAAACTCAACAGGGAGTTGAGCATGGCTATCATCCGCTTGGAGGCTTGCAGCACGCTTCCCGCATGGTGTTGGATTTCTGCCGTACCGCTTTTCCGTATCAGTTCCGCATAGCCGTGTATGGCGGTCAGCGGTGTACGCAGCTCATGGGTGATAGTGTACATCGTCTTCTGTCGGGTGGCGGTCAGCTTCCCGTTCATACTATTCGATTCGCTCAGTTGCGCTATCAGCGAGGTCGTCTCACGCCTGTAGCGGCTTATCCGTCTGGCGTAGCGGTGGATGATTATGTATGACATTATCAGCAGTAGGAGTATAAATCCTGTCAGACCGCCTATCTGCATGAACGAGCGTTCACGCATGAAGGTTATCTCCGCTTCCCTCCTCAAAAGGTCGGTCTGCACTTTTTTGTCCATCTGCTTGATTAAGGTTTGCAGTTGGTGGTTCAGTTCCGCGTTCCGTGCGGCGAGGCTGTCGGCGTGATCGGAAAGGCGGCGGCTCTGCGCCTTCTGCTGCGTTATCATGTCACGGTTGAGCGTGTAGAGCATGGTGGTTGTGGCGGTCGGTTCCGGCTTTTCCCTCTTGCCGAATATCCCGAACAGTCCCTTGCGCTTCGTTTTCTTCGGCTCTTCCTGCGTACTCTTCCATGCGATGACAGGCACACGCTCGGCAATCCTTTCATTGATGTCCTCCTGCTCGTCAAGCACACGCATGATGCCGCACAGTTGCTTCTCCTTGTCTTCCAACAGCCGCCGCACGCTGTCGATACGCTCCGCAGGGTAGATGTTTTTGAAGCGGCAGAGTAGGCTGTCCACCGCCTGCCGCTTGTCCCGGTATTCCTCCACGTCCGCCACCTCCCATTCCAGTACGGTCTCGCCGAGCAGGGAGAGTTCCACCACACGTACATACACGTCATGCACCTCCATACGCAGGGCGTTTATCCGATGATTCTCCGTCTCGAATGTCTCCAGCTTCCGCCACTCGTCGACCCATAAATGCACGATACCGCCCACCAGCAGGAATATCAATATATATCCTGCGGCTATCTTCGTGCGGAGATGTTCAGTATGCCTCCCTTGCCTCTTGTCTGTCATTCCCGTTTCCATATCCTGTTTTCCTTATTGTCCGTCACCTTCTTTCTGCATCACTCCATCCTGCCGCAGCCTCGCCTTGCAGGGCAAGCCCGGTGACGTGGCGATGGGTGGTGTATATGTCCTCGTACATCCTCCACAGCCGTGCCACGCCGCCTTCCACCTCCCGCATCTGCCGCCGCTCATATATCAAAATGGCGATCATACTGCCTATGACCGCCACTAAGATGATATATCCGAAAATGATTTTATGCTGCAATGGCATTCGTTTCTTTTCCATACGTATCACTTCTTATCCTTTAAAAAAGCAAATTCTCACCACGGCAGACCTTGCAAGCTCGACCTGCAACAAAACTCAACAATATCTTTCTATTCTTCTTCTCCCAACAGAAAGAAGAGCATACAACACTTCCTCCTTTCTTTATCCGGATACTGTCCTAACAGCTTTTGGAAACAGTCGTCAGTACACCGGTTTCTCAGAAAGCAAGGACGGGACGCACATTGTCACTGCCGTCGAATTTACTTGCCCAGATGCAGCGCACCATGCCTTGGAAGTTGTTCAAAATCCAGTACCATGTGTGGTACTTCGAGTGCTCCGAAGACGAACAAAACGAGACGAGGTTGTTGAATGTATCCTTGTCCCCAACGGCGATATTCTCCATCCATTTGTTCAAAGCGGCGGGAACATCTCCTTGGCTCTTCCAGAGGAATTCTCCAGCGATGTCTGGCGAGGTTTGCTGGGTAACGTCCGCCAAAGCCGGACAACCGCCCAGATTTTGCAGGATGTCCCACCATTGGCCGGAGGCTGGAAGATACCAGCCGGTCGTGGTCGCAGGAACCGGACAGGTCGTGTTATAATCATAGGCGGCCTTGAATGCGGGATAACTGTCGAAGTTGCCGCGATTGGTGCGGATATGCTCGCAATTTCCGTAACCGCTGATGTCGTTGTAGTTATCGGCTTTCGTCCTGCATGTTGTAAGCCCCTCATCCATACCGAAAAGGCCCCACGCTTGTCTTGTCGCGATATTCTTCACAGCCATGACAAGGCCATGGACATTACCTTCTCCGCCTAACTTCTCTTTTTCCTTTGCACCGATACGGCTCTTGTCCGTCTGGAAAACGATGCCGACGACTTTAGCCGCCTGCACCGTCGTTTCGTCCGCCTCTTTCGGAATCAGATACCCCGTCGTACCGTTATTTTTCGTGCAGTAGAAGTCTCCGATGCGGGCAATGCCCGATTCGGCATAGGTGACGTTCTTTATGGTTTCCGCCGCGCCGTCCACCTTGTATCTCTTGTATTCCCCTACGACAGGATGGGACGCGGACGTGGTGATGGTAAACTCCCTGTTCCCCCCGTCATAACATCCCTCGATAGTCGGCATGGACGAGTGCACCAAGTAGCGGTAAGTGCCGTCAGCCATGCGCAGCGGCTTGGCGGTGCCTGTGAACGTAGCTTCTGCCCCCACGGTGTAGTCGGGAACATTCGCGTCGATAAACTTGTAAACGGTCTTCGGCATCTCGATGACGGCCAACGCCATGCGGTGTTTCATGGCGAAAGAGAGGTGGATGGTGTTGCCCGTCCCTGTCGTTGAGCCTCCGGCTGTCATCAGGTCGGAGGCGGTGTAAGCGGCATGGGTGCTCTGGTCGTCCCCGGGTTGCCAGCCATCAATGAGCGGCTTGAAGAACTCGGCATCGGTCATGACCGCCCCCTCCGCAGGTGTGGCAGTCTTGCCCGCCATGTCCGCCTGATAAGGATAGTAGAGGTAGTAGCTCTCTCCATCCATTCCGGCGGCAAGCGTCGTACCGTCGGTTTTCCACATGATGCCGCCCGTGGCGGCATCCTTTTCGGCTGTCAGCTTCACGTTTGAATAAACCGGCTTTCCGCCGCGCACCATGTAGAATCCGCAGGCATCGCCTTCGGTGAACTCGGTGGTGTAGCCGTTCTCCACGGCACGGGTCTCGACACGGGTTTTCATATTCTCAACAGCCGATGTATATCCGCCATCGGTAACGGAGATTGTCAGTTGCTGCGCCTTGTCTTGCACGGCAGGGAACTCTTCTTGCGTGCAGGATACAAGCAGCAGGAGCAACGCAGCTTGCAAGAGGTGGTATATGTTTTGTATCTTCATATTCTTAAAGGACTAAATAGGCAAATAGTTCAGAAAGCAAGGACGGGACGGACAGCGTTACTCCATTTCTTATAGACAAAGTCGCAGCACACGTAATCAGAGGAGTACACGTTCCAGTTCCGTGCGCGGAACTGATTTAACTCCGATGACGACCAAAAACGGTCACCGGTGGTAAAATCATTCTTGCTGTCGGCTGCAATTTTATTCATCCAAGCATTCAAGGCAGCTGGAACATCGCCTTGACCTAGCCAACGGAAATCACCGGAATCCGACGAGGTTTGCTGACCTTTATCCGCCATAGCCGGACAACCGCCCAGATTCTGAAGGATGTCCCACCACTGACCGGAGGAAGGAATAAACCAGCCTGTGGTATTACGAGGTGGGCGGTATTCATTTATACTGTACATATCATTCCATTTCTCGACGGCTTCGAAGGCCGGATATGCCTCAATTCCACCGATACTATTTGCATGGTCAAGAATCTTGGTGTAATTGTGCAGACCGCTGATGTCAGAGTAGATTTCAGACTTGGACCAGCAGTCTTTCACGTCTTCCAAATTATTCTCTTCATGGCTCCATTGGATATCTGTTGCGGTGTTCTTTAAGGCCATTACAAGGCCATGCACATTCCCTTCGCCCAATTTGGACTTTTCGGCAGTGCCGATACGGCTCGGGTCCGTCTGGAAAACGATACCGATGACTCTTCTTTCTATTTCACTTTTTGTTTGGAGTACGGGAGCAGGCTTGGGGCTTGCTATCTTCATACTGCCGTCAGTATAGATTTTGCGCAGGCCGCCGTCGCTCCAAGTCCCGTCGGAATAGAAGTAGTCGCCGATTTTAAGTTCGTCAGCTGTGAAACTTTGCTTTACCTTTTTGGAGGTGACGTTCTCCTCGCCACATGCAACCCACGTGCCACCGGTCACCGCCTGCACGTCTATTCCGCTTGCTTTCACGGTGATGGTGTAGGCATACCGCTTGCCACCGAAAAACCCAAATTTGCCGGCAGCTTCTGTTTCGGGAGTGTAGGTAAAGTCATTGCTGCCTATGCTGATTCGGATGAGCGGCTTGCCCGTCATATCCTGCGGCGGCACTAACGCCTCGTATTTCTTCGTTGCGGCATCATAATAGGGCTTTATCTCGCCGTCCGATTGGTCACCCGGTGATACCAAGCCGGCGGTTGAGTGCGTTAGCGGGTCTCCGAAAATGGTGACGGTCGCACCCTCCAACTCCTCTTCCGTAATGCCTTCGCTAGCTTTGAGAATTACTTCGATTTTCGCCATGCGGTGGATGAAACGGAGATTTATGGCTTGGTCATAACGCCCTATGGCACTGGCGTACAGGACATCGAAAGCGGCGTACCCGCCACTTTGGTCGGAAATATCCGTTTCCGATTCTATGTCCGGGGTCCATGCACTGACGCGGGCTTCATCGGTGTTCTTCCAATAGAAGGCATTATCGGCATCCTTCGGGCTTGCATTGCCCGATGCGTCCATCACGTATGTTTTGTTACCAAACACGCCTTCCAGTGACACTCTAATCTCCTCGCCGCCCGTCCACGCATCCTTACCTCCGGCGCGGGTCTGCGGCTGCGCCACCTCCGCCGTCAGTTGCAGCGGGTACTTGCCGTCGGGCAGGGGCGCGGTGCTTTCATCCTCACTGCTACAGGAAGCGAGCACCCCACAGATGAGCATCACAACCGGCAACCAGCCGCCGATGCGCGGCCACGGCCTTCTCGCTATGTTCCTTATTATTTTCATATTGTCTTTATTTATTTCGTTTTGTGCCACTGCCCGTTGCGACGCGGGCTGCCGCACCATTTATTATATATGGCGTGCCTCCGTCTTACGCCTGATGCACGGCAGTGGCTTTCAGACACACTACATTTTTGCATCACCCGCATGGCTACCACCGTCGTTCCAGTTTTCGATGGTGCTTCCGCTAAGGGTCAGCCCCGTCTTCTTCACCGTGATGGTGTAGGTATAAGAATAACCGGCCTCCAACGCGGGTTTGATCATGTCCTTGTTGGAGTAGCTCTGGTATTCCCCGTCATCGGGAGATATCTCAAGCACCAAAGCGTTGGCGAGTGTCTGCGGGAGCAGGATCATGGTGAAAGTCATCACGCCCGTGGCGGCGTCAAAGGTTGCCACGCACTTGTCCGTGGCCGTCTTCGGGGCACCGGTGCACTGGCGTAACATCCAGTCGCTCACAACGCTGCCCGCGGTCGCGGCGGTACCGGTCTTCACATCGAACGTTCCCTCGTGAACCAGGCCGCCCAGCTTGTAGTCGGCGAATTCCAGCACGGCAGTGTCGTCGAAACCGTCGGTGTTCGACACCTGCACCTTGAGGATAAGACGGGCCATCTTGTGCTTGAAGGAGCAGTCGCTGCCGCCCGCGGCGGTGTTGTCCGTGAAGCTGACGGTCGGGCTGTCTTTATCGGCCTTGGCTCCCGTGGCATGGATGTAGTCCACCTTCTCCTGTTCCGTGGTCGTGGGCTGGTTGCTTGTATTTACCGTAATCTTCCCGTCTGTACCAGGCAGGGTGGAGGCGTTTGCGCCCGATGCGTAAGGCGCGTAGGCGGCAAAAGTAAACTCGAGGAAAGCGTCCTCGAAGAAGATGCCGCCACCCGCCGTCATCGGGGTGAAGTCCGCGTTGGTGCCGGTACTCGTGGTTGCGTATCCCACGTTCTTGTACTTGCCGCCCATGGTCGTGGTCGTGCCAGGGGCATCCACCACCATCACGCCGATTCGGTCGGCGTTCCACCCGTTGTCCACAGCACGGGTCTTCGGCCCGCTCACGCCTGCCGTGATTCGTGCTTCCACCGGATTGTTCTGTACCTCGTTCTCTTGTGTACACGCAGCCAATAGCGTTGCCGCTGCTGCAATAATGAAAAACCTCATGTTCATTGTCATAATCTTGTTTTTTTGATTAAAATATTAGAGTTTATATCGAATAATTGATTAAAGCGTTCTTTGACTTATCTTTGTGGCCTAAAAAGTTCAATTGATGTATTACGACAAGATTCGCCACCGTCATAGCCAAGTGCTTGCAGCGACAGGATTAACTCCTGTTGAGTTTGATGCCTTGCTAGTAACTTTCAAGTACCATTGGGATGACTATTACAGTCATTTCACTTTGGAAGGCAAAGTGCGTCAACGTATATCTTACAACAGGAAGACCAGTGTGTTGCCTCTGATTCAGGACAAAATGTTCTTCATATTGGTATATCTGAAGACCAATCCCCTTCAGGAGCTCCATGGCATTCAGTTTGAGATGACCCAGCCCCAGGCCAACAGGTGGATTCACCTTCTTTCTGAGATTCTCCGTCGTACATTGAAAACGCTTGATGAATTACCCGACCGTAACTCCAAACGTCTGATGCACATCCTTCAAGGATGCGAAGAAGTCTTGCTTGACGGAACCGAGCGACCTATTCAACGCCCTTTGGATGAAGACAGGCAGTCTGCATGTTATAGTGGTAAAAAAAACTCATAGCATAAAGAATAACCTGTTGTGTACCAACAATCTTAGGATTGTATGGCTGAGTTCTACATACGAAGGTCATGTCCATGATAAGAAGATTTGTGATGAAGAACCTCTTCTACTCCCCAGAGGTATTAGGCTTTGGCAAGATACAGGTTTCATCGGACACAGACCGGATGGAGTTGAAATATGCATGCCCAGGAAAAAACCAAAAGGAAAAGAGCTTACTGCTGTTGAAAAACAAGAGAACAAGCGAATTTCCGGTATCAGGATTAAAGTGGAGCATGCCATAGGTGGTATGAAAAAATGCCGTATTGTCAAAGAACGATTCAGATGCCATAAATTCGGTTTCGAAGATATGGTGATTCTTATTGCTTGTGGATTACACAACTTTAGAATCAGTCACAAAATGAGTCATATAACAAATTAATCTATATAATGTCTATTTTATAAACATAAAGATAAAAAGACAATGAAGACAAAATTCATCTTTTCACTGCTCACAGCGTTGCTGTTCAATTTCGCCACCTCAGGCTTGTTTGCCCAGAGTATCGGCATCGACCACAACCTGATGTTCGGCATCCAGATGGGGCTTTCGCTGGTTCCGTTGCAACTTACCGGCTGCCTGGCGGAGGGCCTTAACAAGGAAATCTGGATTCCCGAGATTATCGAGAAGTTCTATCCGGAAACCTCGTTCGTTTCCGACTCGCGTGATTTCAGCATGTGGACCGATAACGAGTACCTGAACCTGCAGGAAGCGGGTATCGACCCCAGAGTATTCATCGACAATGAGGTATATCCGATACCGGTAGTCGCCCGTGGTGACAAACCCTACAAGATTCCGATGAAACGTTTCGATACGGAAAACACCGTACATATCAACGCCATCGAAATCGAAGAATCCGCCGAAAAACGTAGAAGCGTGGCCGCCGGACACCAGAAGTCACTGCAGATGCAGTTTTCCGAGCTGGCCATCTACAACTGGGCGCCCAAGAAGGATAGTGAAACTACCCCGGTTATAAAAATCAACGACGGCAATGCCAGCAAACAGGGTACCGGTTATGTGGCCATGACCTATGAAAAGGTTCTGGCGCTCTCCACCCAGCTCGACATGATGCTGGTTCCAAAAGAAGGGCGTATCCTGGCACTGCATCCGTACCATGCTACCGACTTGCAGCTTCAAGACCTGGAGATGTTCAAGACGTTCTTCTCTACCGGTTCCATGTTCGGCTTCAAAATTCACGTCACTTCCATGGTGCCTAAATACAACGGTACTACGGGTGAGAAGGTGGAATGGGGTGCTCCTGTCCGCGATACGGACGCTATCGCCTCCACAGTATGGTACCGTGATGCAGTTTGTCGTGCCAAGAGCATGGAGGACATGTACTACCGCCTGAATGATCCGGAATACCGTGGTGATGTCCTGGGCTTCAATATGCGCGGCATCGCATTGCCTATTACAGGCAAGTATCTGGGTGCCATGTTTACCACCAAGAAATCCTAACCCTAAAAATTAAAGAACAATGAGCTATATCAATATGAAATCGCGGAGAAGCTTTGACTTCTTCGCCCCCTATACAGAAGAAGGTGACCGCTGTGTACAGATACCGTTCCCGGTCGCTGTAACCCGTAAAACTGAAGGTAAGTCGCTGGTGCACGACTGCAATCCGCAAATAGTGGATATTGCCGCCGAAACCGCAGCAACCACTTTTGAACTGGACACCCGGGTGCAGGCCGGTTCGTTGCTCATCGTCAGGAATGCCAGCACCAATGCCCAGACCATCGGCAAGGTTGCCTGTGCGGCAAGCAAAGTGACTACGTTGATGTATGACGGAAATGCTTACATCAGTATCGGAACCTCAGAAATCGGAGAATGATGGCAGCACGAGGTTTACGCAACAATAATCCGGGTAACATCCGCCTGTCACGTACTGTGTGGCAGGGGGAAATCCGCCCCTCGCGTGACAGGTCTTTCTGCCAGTTCCGTACGATGGCCTACGGTTATCGTGCCCTGATAAAGTTACTGCAGAACTACCGCCGTAACAACGGCTGCCGTACGATAGCGGACTTCATCAACCGCTGGGCGCCTCCTGTGGAAAACAACACTTCCGGCTATATCAGCCGGGTGTGCCGGGAGATGCAGGTTCCGAACACGTATGTGCCCGATGTGAACGACCGGGTAACCATGTGCGCTTTTGCCGCCGCCATCTCACAGGTGGAAAACGGAGTGCCGGCAGTAACGGCGGACGTGGAAGCGGGATGGGAACTGCTCTGATGATTGATAACCCTTAATGATTTCCAGCCATGAATTCAGACCTGATAATGCAGATTCTCCAATGGCTTGTGCCGAGCGGCATTGCCGGTTCCCTCTGGGCATGGCTGAGACATCGGGAGAACAACAAGGTACTCGCCGCCAAGGAGCGGAACGACGCCTATAAGGAAATGTACGACAACCTGTCAGGAACATTAATAGACTTACAGAATGAGAATATTAAACTCTACAAGGCAGTGCGGGAACTTAACCGTACCATTCAGAGGGCTTCTACTTGCCGGCATTATGCTGACTGCCCTATCCGTGGCGAGCTGCAGAAGTCCGGAGCCATTGGTGCGGAACGAGCACAGCCAAAAAGACAGCCTCTCGGGCAGAAGCGGGTTCGCTCTCCTGCAGCAGCCTGTTCCGCCCAGCATGGCGAAGACGAAATTCCCGACGGATATGCTGGAACTGATTCCGGTGGGCACAGGCTTTAGCCGCCGCAGCGGGCAGGCTACGGTGAATGTCACCCGCATATCGGAAGACAGCCTGGAAGTGACGGCTGCCTGCGACAGCCTGGCCCGGCAGATACTCATCCTTACCGAAGAGAACATACGCATCCGTAACGAGCTTTTCAGGGAGAAGGAGAAACCACCACCTGAAACGGTACATGAACCTACCGGCTTCCAGTGGTTCCAGATATGGATCGGGCGTACGGCCGTCGCCGCCCTTCTGCTGGGAATACTCAGACGGCGATTTATTAACCCTTAAACTTGGAATAAACATGGATAAATTAATATTCGGAATGTCGCAGGTCAAATTCTGCGGCCTTGAAATCGGCTGGTTCGACGAACAGGGAGTCACCCCTGCGGGTACCGCCGCTACCCAGGTGGACATCTACGCCGCCCAGGTAAAGGACGGCCCTGTGGCGACAATCACGAGCAATCCGGGAAAGAAGGCCTTTACGGGCAACCTGATTGACATGTCGGCTGAAAACCTTGTGAATACAATCGGAGGGAGCAAGGATGACCAGGGCAACTGGGAGCCGCCCGAGAAATGGGAGAAGACGGGTGTCATGGATATTGTCTGTGACAGCGGCCATACCATCCGCCTTTACAAGGCGAAAGTCACCGGCAATGACTTCGGCGGCGGCGTGAACTCCCAGGGCGTACTCTCCGTCCAGCTCAACATCGAGGTTATGAAGGATGAGAACGGCAAGCGGATGAAGATATTCGCCCCCGGCATCGATCCTGAAACCGGCAAACCGAAACCGTCTGAAGAAGCCTGACGCGTATGGAGCGCCTTGAAATGGAAATCCTCTCGGAAAGGGTAATGCAGGACGGGGGCATCTCGCTTCCCTTGCGCCTTCCCGGCGGAAGGCATATCCGCTGGGTGATGCGTGTCCCCACTTATGCGAGCCTGCTGAATATCGGCCGGATGTACCTGAAACTGGGAGTCCGGTATGACGAGGTGAAGGAATATGACTTCGAGCAGAAAGTGGAGTTCATCACCCGCCACGGGGTGGGCGTGAGCCGCATGGTGGCCTGCGGTATCGTCCGGGGGCGTATCCTCTCCCCGTTGCTGAACCGCCCCGTAGCCTGGATGCTCCGGCACTGGATGCACCCGGCCGCCCTTGAGGAAGCCTGGATAATAGTCGTGCGCATGTTTGGTACTGTCCCTTTCGGAAATATTATCAGATTGGCGGAGACAATCAACCCGATGTCGCCCCTGCTGAGCCACGGAAAAGGATAGAACGGGAGTTAAAGGGCTATATGGAGCCTTCACATAGCCCGTTCGGACTGATAGGACAGATAGCCCGCGATACGGGCTGGAGCATAAGGTATATCCTGCACGGGGTGAACTATCCGACGCTCATGCTGATGTGGCGGGACTGTCCCAGGCATATTCCCGCACGCAGAAAGACGCCCGCCGAACTTTCCCGGGAGATGTCCGCCCGCAGCGGCGGTACCCCGGAAAACATGTCGCCCCTGGAGTTCTTCAGGAGCATGGAGGAAGAGGAATGAAAACTGTTTGTCACATAATAAACCGCTATAAGAAATGCAGCCTATCAAGCTTGAAATATTTCTGGATGACAGGACGCTTGCCGGCATGAAGTCGGCCGAGGGCAACATAGCCGCCCTGGAGAGCTTCAACAAGCAGATGGTCGAACGTCTGCAGGGCGAGCTCAAGCAGCTGGAGAGACAGTACAGGCAGCTGCAGAAGCAGGGCCTTGCCGGTGACAGGGAACTCGCCGACATACAGGCGCTCAAAGGTGTCATCGGCGGCCTGAAGGATGAGATAAAGGCATACGAGGCCGCCAAGAGACAGGCCGGAGAGACGCCCCTTGTGGCGCATGACCCGGCACCGAAGCTGAACCAGGTCAGAATGACCATGGCACAGATCGCCCGGGAGCTTCCCTCGCTGGCCATGGGGCCGCAGATGTTCTTCCTGGCCATATCCAACAACATCCCGATGTTTACGGACGCCGTGAGCAATGCCCGCAAGGAATACGAGCTCATGACGGCCGCAGGAAAGAAGGCGACCCCGGTATGGAAACAGGTGGCAGCTTCGCTGTTCTCCCCGCAAACGGCACTGGCGGCGCTTATTACGCTGACGGTGGTATACGGTAAAGAAATAGGAGAATGGATAAAGGGGCTCTTTGGCGGGAAAAACGCTATGGATGAACTGCGTGAATCCATGCGGGAAACCTATGAGGTGGAAAAAGAGGCGAATGCCACATTCGTGAAAAGCCGGTTTGAGATGGACAGGGTAATCAAGTCCGTAAAGGAGTTCAAGGGAAGCAAGGAGGAGGAACGCAAAAAGGTAACCGAACTCAACCGTACATACGGCGAAACGTTCGGCTACTACCAGACATTGAGCGAATGGTACGATACGCTTATGAAAAAAAGTTCCGACTATATCGAGGTGCTCGTACTGGAACAGAAGGCCCGGAAATGGCTTGACAAGGCCGTAGAGGAGAGCGATAAGGCCGACAAGCTGAAAGCGGAAGGTGCGGAATCCCACCGTCCATGGTTCGGTGCCGGCGGTAAAATCCACAAGTTCTTCGGCGGAGGTTCCACCGACCAGTTCGGTAGCGACCCTGCTTCCGTAGCTTACAACAAAAAGCTCAAGGACATCTATGATGCGGAAGAGGATGCCCTCAAACGTGCGGAAGAGTTTCAGGATAAAGCCGCCCGTATCAAGGAGGGAACAAATATCAATACCGTAGTTTCCGGTTCGGTGGAAGAATTGGAAAACAGCATAGCGGAGAAACGCAAGGCGCTGAAGAAACTCACAAACAAGGAGGATTATGAGGCGGCCATGAAAGTAATAGAAGCCGAGGAGAAAAAGCTGGAAACCATTACGGGAAAGAAAAACAAGGACGGTGGCAGGAATGCTTCCGACTATCAGGATGCTCTTTCCGATGCCCGCCTGCGTGCACAACGTAAGCTGGAGGATGCCCGTATCGCCCTGATGGCGGAAGGCAGCGCCAAACGCAAGGCACTGCTCCGTCAGGAATACGAGCAGACGCTTGCCGCCATCGACAAGGAAGAACGGGAGCTGCTCTCCAGGCTGGAGAAATCGAAAAAGGCCGGCAATCCGATAGCCCCCGGGGAGGCTGACCGGATAAGGCAGGACGCTTCCTCACAGCGTGTGGTTGCCGGCGTGCAGTATATGCAGGATGTCTACGACGAGGAGAAGCAGTTCCGGGAAAAGGACCGGCAGGCGTGGATAGACTACAACAGGGAGTACGGCAGCTACCAGGAGAAACGGCTGGCAATCACACAGGATTATGCCCTGAAGATTGCCGCAGCCGAAACCGAAGGTGAAAAGGCCATGCTGAAAAGACGGCGCGAGGACGAACTGAAAGAGCTTGATTTCGGGGAGTTCAAGAAGACCGTCAACCTCGCCGACGTATTCGGCAATCTGGACACTCAAAGTACGGAGTCGCTCTCCGCACTTCGCGACAAGCTGAAGGAATACATCAGCGGGGCGGCCAAAGAATTACGCCCCTCGGACTTGAAGCAGCTGCAGGACGCACTGACGAATATTGACCTGAAGCTTGCCGACCGCAAGCCCTTCCGGGAACTGAAACGGTCTATGGATGAATACGCCAAGGCCCAGGAAACTGTCCAAAAGGCGCAGGAGGATCTGAACACCGTCATGGCGGGCGGAAAGGTTATCACCGGTCTGTACAGGGATGAGACGGGCAAGCTCGTCACCGGACTGCTGACACAGGAACAGGCGGAGAAGAAACTGACTGAGGCCCAGGAAAACCGCCGCAGGAAACGTACGGCAATGGCTCAGAGCCTGCAGGGGGTTGCGGGCGAAATGTCATCCTACACACAGGCGGCCGATGATGTCGTCAGTATGCTGGAAGGGTTCGGAGTGTCGGTGGACGAGAATGCCAAGCGGGTGATAGAGGGTTTCAATACCATGTCGGAAGGTATCAGCCAATTTGCGAACTCCATGCTTTCGGGTGACATCGGCGGCATGATAAGCGGCGTGGTGAATACAGCCGGTGGTTTTGTCAAGACATTGGGCAGCCTTTTCGGTACGGATTGGGGCGGCCAGCGTTCCGAAAGACGTTACCAGCAGGCAAAGGAGCGTTATGAAAGCTATATGGCGGTGCTTGACAAAGTCATCGCCAAACAAAAGGAACTGGTGGCATCCATGGAGACCGATACGCTGGCGAATGCCAATAATTCCTACAAGAAAGCCGGCGAGCTCCTGCAACAACAGGGAGAATATGCCCGCGAAATGGGAAAGGCTTACCTGAATGCCGGGGCGAGCAAGGGGTTTCTCGGCATCGGTTCCAAAGCTTCCCATGGAACGAAACAGAGGGAAAGCATATCCTCCACAGCCTGGGACCAGGCGCGCCAGGTATTGGGAAATGACTTTTACAAGGTATCCGACGGCCGTATGACCGGCCTCTTTGACCTGAGTTACGAAAAGCTGGTAAAGCTGCGTGATGAAGCCACCGGCTTCTGGAGCGAACTGCATGAGGATACACGCAAATATCTGGAACAGGTCATCGAGAGCGAGGAGGCATGGCAGGAGGTGCAGGAGACGCGCAAGGAAGCCATGACGGGCATCTCCTTCGAGAGCGTGCGCAGCAGCTTTCTGGACATGCTCATGGATATGGACAGCAGTACGGCGGACTTTGCCGACAACTTCGAGAAGTACATGCAGAGGGCCATGCTGAACAGCATGCTTTCGGAAAGCTACAATGAACGCCTTAGGAAGTGGTATGACTCGTTCGCCGAAGCCATGGAGGAGAAGACGGAATGGCGGACGGGCCAGGGCAGACGCGGACGTAACAGGTATAAAGTTACCACCGAAGCCGCGGGCGTGCTGAGCCAGACGGAACATGACATGCTGAAGGATTCCTGGGATTCGATAGTGAATGATGCGCTGGCTGAACGTGACGCGATGAAGGAGATATTCGGCTGGAAGGGTGATCCGGCAAGCTCACAGTCCGGACGCAGCGGAGCCTTCACTGCCATGACACAGGAACAGGGCACACTTCTGGAAGGGCTGTTTACTTCCTTGCAGGATCATGCCAGCGGCATGCACAAACTTCTGGAAGAGCTCGCCAAATCAAGGAAGGAAGACCACGACCTGCTCGTCAGCATTACTGAGAATACAGCCTACTGCCGGTATCTGGAAAGTATCAACGAGATTATGGAATATTTTAGAAACAATGGAATAGAAGTGTCATGATGTACGACCTGACAGGATATATGGTGATTAACGGCAAGGATGCCTGGACGGAGTATTCGGCCTTCCTCTGCGAGGACAGGCCGGAAGACAGTACGAACGTGACCGAACTGCTCAAACCGCCCGAGATGAAGGAATATACGGCTGTGGATTTCAGGGAGCGTAACGGTGAGGAATTGCCGCAGCAGCTCCCGCTTCCACGCTGCAAGCCCCGCGACCTTACACTGTATCTGGCTGTATACGCCCCTTCACTTTCCGGATGTGAGGCAAGGCGGCTTGCCCTGATGCAGGCGCTCATACAAGGCTGGGTAACCCTCCGGGTAAAAGGGATATCCATAGAATACAGGCTTTACTACAAGTCCGCCACACCGGCCGATATCCTGACCGATGCTTTTGACGGAAGTACCGTAGCCAGATGGAAAATGAAGTTCAGGGAACCGAAACCGGAACCCTTTTAAATGATGTTTAAAGACTGCTCGAATGGAACTCAAAATCTATAATCAATCCGGCGGACTGAAGCTGACGGTCCCGGTCACTTCGTCCTCAACATGGAACCTTGAGTTGATGAGTGAGAATGCGCTCTCGCTCTCCTTTACGGTTCCGGCCTGTGTGCCACTGCAGGTGAATGACTACATAACACTGGAGGGTGTGAGGTTCAGTGTGAAGAAAGAGTACAAGCCCAGGAAAAAGAACAGCCAGGAATACCGCTATTCCGTGAAATTCTATGCTCCCATACATGACGCCCAGCAAGTGATATACCTCCACCTGACTGACGGTCAGTATGAGCCGCAGTTCAGCCTTGACGGCAGTCCCCGGGAGCACCTGCAGAAATGGGTGGACAACATGAACCGTATTTACGGTGAGGAACGCTGGCGTATCGGTGACGTGATAGATGCACCGGACGGAAATATAGAGTATAACAATACCACCTGCTGGGACGCACTGGCATCCATGGCCGAGACCTTTTCGACCGAATGGTGGTCGGACGGCTTCTATATCAACCTGTGCCGTTGTGAGCGCGGGGAACGTGTGGAACTGGGATACATGCAGGGCCTTGCCTCACTTACACAAACGGAGAATAGCGATGACGTAAAATTCTTCACCCGGCTTATTCCGCTGGGAAGTACCAGGAATATAGACCGAAGCCGCTACGGTTTCTCCCGTCTGCAACTGCCCGATCGCGCCAAGTATGTGGACAGAAATACGGACTACGGACTGTATGAACATGTGGAAGAGGATGCCTTTGCGGGTATCTTTCCTCATTATACGGGAACTGTGTCCTCCGTACGTTCACAGGAAAGGACCGGGAATGACGGCAAACCCTTTACAGTCTATTATTTCAAGGACGAAGGTATGGAGTTTGACCCATGTGATTATGAGATTGCGGGACTTGTCAAACAATTGTCTTTCCAGAGCGGTGAGCTGAACGGGCGTGATTTCGAGGCAAACTATCATTCGGAAAGCAAGGAATGGGAAATCATCAATACCTACCCGGATGAAGATACGCAATTGCCCGGGGGAAACCTTATACCGCATGCTGGTGACAAATATATCCCCTGGAATTTCCGTATGCCCGAAGCTTACGAAAAACAGGCCGAGCAGGATTACAAGGCGGCCGTTGATGACTTTCTCTCGTCATACAGCGAAGACACCACCAAGTACGGCGGCGATACCGATTACACCTATATTGAGAAGCACTCCGTCCCTCTGCGGCTGGGACAGTCGGTAAGGCTGCTCAGCGAAGAGTATTTCCCCGGCAGCGGTTACCGGGATACACGCATGACAAAGGTTACACGCAAGCTGGAAAACCTTTCCATGGCGGCCGTTGAATGCACGAACCGAGTCGGCAAGGGCTGGAAACGCAGCCTGGAAAGTAACCTGAACGGATTGCAGTACGTTGTCGGCGGGCTGCTGGACCGCTCGGTTATCGAGGTGCTTAAATCATGGGACAACCGTGAGGCCAGCGAATACAACGTGTTTTCAGCCTTACGGGCGATAAAGGAGATAACCCGGCGTGCCATCAGCAAGATCGGTCCGGATAGGACCTCCTTTCTTGTTTCCTTTCTGGCAGGCGCAGTATTCGGTAAGGAAGGGTTCGCTTCCGGACTGGCCGGATTTGGCGCCAAGATAGATGAGAACGGCAACGGTGAAATGCGGGGCTTGCGGCTTTGGGAATGGCTTGAGGTACCGGAACTCAGACGTAACCGTGTGGAAGTGTATGCTGGCATCAAATGGCGCACGCCGGGTGTCGGCATTGTGGAGAGTGTGGTGGCGGATACGGACAATGAGGGAAATCCGCTTTCCACCGGCACCGTGCATCTCAAGCTGGAAGCCGGGGAAATGGGAGCTGTTGCGGCGAACGATATAAGCATGGGAATCATCCATTTCGAGGATGAGACGATGAATGCCACCGAGGATTCGGACGATAGTAAGGGCAATTTCCGTTTTGCCGGTTTCGGAACGGCATACTTCCGTATTACCGGAGTCTCAGGTGAGGATAACGGCACATTCCGTTATTCCCTGCGTCCGGGAACAACGCTGCATCCGCAGAAGTACATGCATTTCTCATGTTATGGCAATTTCACCAACCCCGACCGTCAGACATCCGTATATGAGACACGCACCTACAGCCGCATGCTCCGTAACCAGAATACCTGGGAAATATCGGCCGCCAACATCGCAATGCAGTCGGGCGACCTCTCAAACCTGAACGTACACGGTCTGGATATGACGGGATACTCCATGTATCTGAACAGCGTGTACTTTACCGGTACGGTACGGCAGCTGAAACCTGACGGTACGCCGGTATATACGGCCAATGACCGTGGAGAGTGGGCATCCGGTGAAAATTATGCCTTTTATGACCGGGTTTCCCATGATGGCGGCATTTGGCTGTGTGTAAGCGAGAGCGGCAGTGCATCTGAACCTGCAGAAAGAAATTCGGACTGGTTGCTACAAGTGAAACCGGGAACGGACGGAACTGATGGCAAGAACGGTCAGGATGGCGCTCCGGGAAGGGACGGCGTGGACGGAGCACCGGGACAGGATGGCATTTCGGTCAGTAACCACGGAAAATGGCATACCGGCCTTAAGACACCTTACCTTGGACTGGTGAAAATGGGTGGAAAGGTGTTTTTATGCAAGGTTAGAAACGGAACGTCAAATCCACCCATGTGGACGGTTACCACCAAGGACGGAAGACGTATACTCCAGACGCAGGACGGTGGAAAGACCTATGGCTACATACTGACCGGCGAGTACAACTCCGAAGAGTACGACATGGTGGTGGAAAACGGGGAGAACGGCCTGCAGGGATGTATACTCCGCAAGGCCGAATGGGTGTCCGGAGTAGAGTGGCGTAACGATGAGTCACTGGCTGGCGGTACACGGTACGTCGATGTGGCACTGGTCAGGGATAACGGTACGAAGACTGGTTGGCGGGCATACAAGTGCCGGGTGACGCATATAAGTAGCGGGGGAAATGCGCCGGGAAACAGTACGTATTGGGAAGAGTTCGGACTTAATACGGCAGCCATATTCACATCGCTTATTGTTGCTAAAAATGCGATGATAGAATTCATGCAGGGGAACGAACTTCGTATTAGAAAGGATGACGGGACGGTGACTGCCGGCCTTAGCGGTTCCCAATCCGGTGAAAAGATACGGATGTGGGCAGGTAGTTCTACTCCTGATGATGCCCCCTTCCGGGTTACTGAAGACGGAAAAGTACATGCAGAAAATGCGGAAATAACCGGAGAAGTCAATGCGACAGGCGGTACTTTTAAAAATATCAAGTCGCCCAATAACTCCTTTGTTATTAAAGAAAACGGGGACATAGAAATAACCGGCAAGGTATCCACCTCTATGAACGGAAAGCGTATTGTGATTGATTCAGCTACGAACAGTCTTAGAATGTACGGCTCCGATAATCTGTTGGCGGGAACTATAGATTTCATCGGTGAAGGTGGTAGTACATATCCCCGTATGAAATTAATCGAGTATGTTTCCGGAAATCCAAGATATACTGTTTTAATAAGACCTCAGCTAATAAATGTATCAGAGAATGATGGCAATGACTTTTATGATGTCATGATAAATACAAATGGAATAAGCTTTTTAAAAAATAATGTGGTAACTAAATCTTATCCTAATAAATAAATGCTATGAGAGTATTTTATAAAAGTAAATTAGCAAAGTGGATGTTGTGGCAGGGCTACAGCACCATTACTTTAGGCTGTTTCGTCTTTACCAAGAAAAGCAAGGCGGAAATGAAAACACGCGTTCTTAACCATGAAGCTATTCATGTAAGACAGTGGGAGGAATGCATGATTGCTTCGATGGTTCTGTTGACGCTTGTCATGTCCGTTACCGGGTTCAACGTATGGATGTATTTGTTGTGTCCGTTGTGGTTCTATTTGCAATATGGACTGGAATATGCCGTTTCTCGTGTTTACCATTCTTTCAAAGGTATACATGGAGCGGATGGGAATAAAATATCGTATGGAAATTCAGCGTTCGAGATGGAGGCAAAATCCAATGAAGAGATAGACCGTTATCTGGATGTTAGGAGACCTTTTGAATTCGCGAGATACTACGGAAAAATATGATTTTTAATTTACAAAAACGAGATAATAGTTAATTGTTAAATTGGGCTGATTTTTGTAGTAGAAATGACGCCCCTAAAATGTATTAGGTATGGTAGAGGATATTAAAATGAACGCATTTCAAGAAGTAGAGGATTATGAATATATTTATGTAGAATTGGCAGATGGCAGCCAAGCAAAGATAAAAAAGAGCGTTCTTGCAAATTTAATAAGGACAGAAATTAAAGAATCATTCCTACAGAATAATACAGAAATTATTGACGATTGCAATAGTCTTGGCACTTATGAGAATAATGGTCTATATTGGATAAATGAAGATACTAAAAATGCTCCACCGCTTACTGATTATAAATTAGCTTTCTTATTTAAATTAACCTCACCTGGTTTTTATTATCAGCTATGCGTCGAACCATATACTAACAACCGTTGGTATAGATGGTTCAGTAATTATTGGAGTGACTGGAAGAAAATATAAATTACCAATTGTATTGATTGAAAAGGTTCCTCACGTCTTAACCATATTCTTTGCCCCTAAAATGTACAAGATATGGGTAAAGATATAAAAATCAATGAAGCGCAACAAGTGAAGGATGCTGCATACGTAACAGTGGTATTAACAGATGGGAGTCTTGGGAAAATCGCCAAAAATGATTTGATAGAATTATTCAAAACATCAATAGGCTTCAATACAGTTTTACAAGACAAAGGTGAAGCTAAAGATGATTTGAACACGTACAAAAGTACTGGGTATTATGATATAAATTATGTTTCTAACAAAAATGCCAACTTTCCGCCTTATATCAATTATGGCGGATTAATAGTAATATCGTGTAATCAAGGCCGATGGGTATTACAAATAGCTTATAGCGTTCAAGACAATCAGATACGAACGCGAAGCTGTAATGATTTGGGAGCTTGGCAAGATTGGCATGAGCGCTAACTTTTATCTAATATATCTTCTGCCCCTAAAATATATTAGGTATGGGTGAAGATATAAAAATTAATGAAGTTCAACAAGCAAATGATGCTGCATATATAACAGTGATATTGGAAGATGGAACTCTTGGAAAAATAGCCAAAGCAGACTTGGTGGACCTAATAAGAATAAATATGCCCACGGCTACTCATGAGTATAAAGGCCTTATGGACACCTCTGATTTAAAAAACCTTTCCGGACTTATATCTGACAACGATAATGTAAATGCTGATAATCTGCCTAATGGTTTTTGCCGTTATCATCAGGAAAATTACAAAGAATACAATTATCCAGCTGCATATGGCTGTATTCTTACAATAATCACCGATTCTGTGGGATTTCAAATGTGCGCTGAAGCATGGCCACAAAATTTGTATATCAGACAACTTTGGGACTTTTGGAGTGATTGGAAGAAAATATCTTTTACATCTTAATGGAAATACTGGCATACAATGAGGATTTTGCAGTTTCCTCATTGTATGTTCATCTTATTGAAGTTCTGTAAAATCTCCGGTAACATCCATTATCTGTGATGTATCTTCATGATAACCGGTCAGAGCAATATACGCAGAACCATACTGATTCACCAGTATATCAATAGCCAAATAAACGTTCCCTTTATAGCTTATCTGCCTTAAATTAGAGAAACATCCGCATTCAGAATGAGCAACATCACTTTGGAGTGTACCAGCGGGCGCATAATGAACCTTGCACCAGCCGGGTAAGCAATGGTTATTCGAATAAAATGGAATAGTAAAAATCTCAAAGAAATTAAAATGGGACGTGTTATAGTCTCCTATTTTTAATAACGTTATGGTCTTAATTTCATTGCCTCCAGTTGGTTTATGGACAGATACAATGGACTTAGGCAGTGAGTAATACACTCCTCTGTCGTACTTTTGTTCTCCCGGTAGTGCATCGGTCACTTCTTCCATTGTTGGTGTTATGCTGTTCCCATCTGCATCTATGCCTCTCAATCTGGCTGGTTTTCCATTCTGCATTTCATTTTCCTTAATATCCTCTGCCATATCTTGTACATTTTAGGGGCGTCTGATATAAGTTTTGTAGCACAAAATTCAATTCTTACCTTCACACCAAAAATGATTTACGC